TTCAACGTTGGGCACGGTTGGCGATATTGTTCTGGCTTCGATGAGCCAGTACCAGGCGATCAGCAAGGGCGGCGTGAAATCGGCCTCTAGCATTCACGTCCAGTTTGCCACCGATGAGATGGCGTTCCGGTTTATCTATCGGATTGACGGCGCTCCCAACTTGGCAAGCCCCGTGACTCCCTTCAAGGGATCGAATACGGTTAGCCCGTTCGTCGCCCTGACCACCTCGACCTAAGCCGGACCAATAGGAGAAATTGAAAATGGCTACACATTTCGGTATGTACGAGAATATTGTCCCGCTGGTCGCTCCCGTTGACGGAACGACCAGCTCCCCGGCTTCGACCTACCTGGACATCCAGAGTGCGCACCGGGCTTCATTCCTGCTGTACTTTGGCGTCGTGACCAGCGCAACTGCTACCGACACCATGACCCTGACCGTCGAGGCTTCGACCGCCTCCGCGTCGAACGCGACTGAAGAGGCGATTGCCTTTGATTATCGCCTGTCTGACGCCTTCGCGGGCGGAAACACCTGGGGCGCAGTCACCGCCGCAACGAGCGCGGGCCTGAGCCTGGGCGCTTCAACCGTGTTTGACGGTTTCATGGTGTACATCGACATTGACCCGCAAGCGGTCACGGCGAAGAAACCGGACGCCCGTTGGGTGCGGTTGGTCCTGACCCCTTCAGAGGCCTATAGCGCGATCCTTTACACCGTTATCGGCATGATCGACCCACGCTACAAGGGCACTACCATGATCGCGGCTACGGTTACTTAGTCCATCCTCCTCCCAGGGTTGGAGGGCCGGGGGCGAGTCTTGGGACAGACCCCCGGCCAGAATGGGAGTTCAACAACCTGGAGAATGCAATGCAAAAACTGGCGATAGTAGGAACACACCCGGCGACACGAGATAACGCGCCATTTGGCGACGAATCGTTTGATATTTGGGTATTCAACGAAGCACCGCAGGCCGATTGGTGCAAACGCTGGACGGCCTGTTTCCAGATGCACGCGCCCGAAGTCTACGAGAGCCGTAACAACTTTGTTCACAAGGGACACTGGGAATGGCTGCAAGAGGATCACGGCGCGGACAAGGTCGTTTGGATGCAGGACGTGGACGCGCGCGTGCCTAACTCGCGCAGATTCCCAATGGACGAACTACCCGCCGAATGGCATCCAACCGGCGTAAAGTGGTTCACATCTACCGCGCCGATGTGCCTGGCGCTTGCGCTGCATCTTGGCTATGAGTACATCGAGGTCTATGGGGTGGAATTGTCGAGCAATACCGAATACAGCTATCAGTTACCTTGCTGGCTGTATTGGGTGGGTGTAGCCAGGGGGGTAATCGGAAACAACCTGGTGCTCAAAAGCGGGCAAGAACACTTTGACGCCAGGTTATACGGCTACAACGGGGAAATCCAGATCGACAAGGATTATTTCTTACAGCGCATGGCAACGTTTGAGGCACAGAAGAAAACCCTTCAAAGCCGCATGGACAAGATACGTGATCGCATTATCGCCTGCACTTTAGACAACAAATACGACAAGTTTCCAGACCTGATTACCGAGGCTCAGAACGTCGCCATTGACCTTGGGGAATCGGCGGGAGCATTGCAGGAAGCCGAGCAATTTGCAACGCGGCTTGACCCGATACCTCGCCAGCAGTACGAGAGGCGGGCAGCCCAGGCACAAGAGGACGGTGATAAACAGCGTTCCTTGATGGATAAAGAGTTTGGCAAGGTCGAGTACGTGTTCAACGCCTGGAAGTTAACCAGCAACTACGAGGCGCTAAAACAACTGCGCATGTTCTACGGTCAGCTGCTGGAATTCGCCTTCAAGGTTGGTGGAAATCTGGGCGTGATGAAAGAGAACACGCATTATGCAATCGAATATGACAGCCGCGTGAGTGCGGCAGGTGGGCAGCGCACCCTAACGGCGCTAGGAGTTAACAACGATGGCGGTTAGTGTTGATAACAGTGGATATTTGCACAAAGTAAAGTTTACCCTCCTGTCAACTACGGCGGGCAGTGATTCGGAAGTAACAACCGAGCAATTTAACGACATGCTGATGCGCGTAATTATCACCCCGGACGGCGGTGGCACAGCCCCGTCAGCGGCCTGGGACGTGACGGTTACGGACTCTGACGGCGGGGACGTTCTGGCGGGGCTTGGGGCAAACCTCAGCGAAACGGCGGTAACGTACAAGTCGAGCAATGACGGGTTGGGTTGTGTGAAGTCATCGGCCCTGACATGCAGTGCCACCAACATGGGTGAAGGTAAGGGAGCGACTGTCACCCTATTCATGCTTCAACTGGATCAGTAATGACGATCACAAACGGCTACGCAACGCTGGACGAATTCAAGGCGCGTCACTATGCGTCATCCGCTGATACGACAGACGATACGGATATAGAGTTTATCATCCAGACGGCAAGCCGGGACATCGACAACTACATGGGGCGGCGCTTCTACTCTACCAGCGCGGACGAAACGCGCACATACCAGGCGTCTAGCCCTTGCCGAGTGTTTACCGACGACCTGCTCACCATAACCTCGCTGAAAACAGATGAGGACGGCGATAGGACGTATGAGCTAACTTGGGCCACTACGGACTACGACCTTCTGCCCGAGAACGCGGTGGTTGACAGCAAACCATACACCTACATCGAAATTGCTCCCCAGGGTAATTACTCATTCCCTATGCACAGGAAGGCTGTACAGATCGTTGGCACGTTTGGATACTGCGTGACGGGGTCGGAGCCGGATATTATAAACCAGGCGTGCTTGATCCAAGCCAACCGCATTTACCAGCGCAAAAACGCGCCTTTTGGCGTGACTGCGCCGAATGAGTTTGGGCAGCAAACGGTAATGGGCAAGCTGGACCCGGACGTAGAACAAATGCTCAATCCGTTGCGAAGGAAGTTTTACTAATGGCTCTCCAGGATGCAATCGAGCGCGTGCAGTACCACGCCACGCAGACAACCAGCATCCGCGCCGCGCCGGATAACCTTGACTTCGACGCCGCAAACCAGGGAGTGTATGCCTTCTCGTATCCCGCAACCGGATCAATGGGAACTGAGGCAAGCGGGCAGGGGCACGATTTGCATACCATCGCAACCGAGATACACGTCACCGGCAGCGATATCAAGCAAATCAGCATCAAGGATGAGGGGATATTGGAGGCGTTTGTCAACAAACTGCGCGGGGATACAACGCTGAATGCCACAGTAAGCACGATTGTCCCGCCGATCACCTATGCCACGCAGGTATTGGTAGACCAGCCGGTAAAGCAGATCGTTCACGTAATCAGTACAACCGTAAAGATAAGACCGACATACACGGTAACTTAAAGAGGTAAGCAATGGGATTAACGAATTTACGCAAAATGCAAATGGGCGCAGAAGCGAGTACAGCGCAAGGCACAGCCGTTGCCGCTACCTCTATCTTTCGCGGCCCCGCTGATTTGATTGTCGATGACGTAGAGCGCACGATGGTAAGCGAGAATGTGGCTTTTCTCGTGCAGACTGACAGGGGGTATTTCCCGTTCAGGTCTGCCAGCCTGCCGGTGCGCGAGACTGAGGCCACGTTCGAGCAGGTGCAGTACGTATTCGAGGCCGGGTTATCCACCGCGGCGGCAAGCGCCAACGGCGGAACGACCACGGCTTACGTGTATGAGTATCCCGCCAGCGTAACCAGCCAGCTTTCCATTCGTACATTCACCTGGGAAACGGGTGACGACCAGGAACAGTACGAGATGGAGTTTGGCTACGTCAAAGACTTCACCATAACTGGAGCGCCCAACCAGGCGGTAATGATCGCCGCGAATTGGGGGGGTAGGCAAAAGACTGCCGCCGACTTTACAACAGCCCTCAGCTTACCAACGGTCGAAGAAATCCTGTTCAACAAGTGCAAACTATACCTTGACGCTGCTGGCGGAACGCTCGGGGCAACGGTCAGGGCAAATACATTCCTGGGATTTACGATCAACTTTACTACGGGGTGGACGCCTGTTTATACGGGTGACGGTAACCTGTATTTCTCATTCCTGAAGAACGTTGGCCCGGAAGTCACCGGGGCGTTTACCCTGGAATACGACGCGGTTGGCGAGGCAATGGAAGATGTGTTTGCGGCTGGCACAACCTACCTGTCGCGCGTTGATTGCATTGGCTCTGCCCTGACGGGCACTGGTGGAACGCACGCCACGAAGTTGCTGCGCCTTGACCACGCCATACAGATCACCAGCGTTGAGATGAACTCACAAGACGGTAACGACGTTATCACGCTTAATTGGAAAGCGGTTTACAACGTAGCCGCGACGCTGTTTAGCAATTACACCGTGTGCAATCTATTGAGCGCGGTTCCATAGGAAAGGGGAGGGGTATGGCATTCAAATTTTCCGTTGATATTCACAAGGTGAAAACACGAGAATGGATTACGGCATTCTCGGACGACGCAGCGTCAATCGAGTTGATGAGCCAATTTCTTGTCAACGATAAAGGCGATTCAATCCCACAGGGTGAGGCGCGGGAAATGCTGCTAGATACCACGCTCGATGAATTGGGGGCAGCGCAGGAGAGTTTTTTAACGGACTTCGCCCGAGCAAGGCAGATTCACAAAGCCTAGCGGCTTACGGTGGTGGGCACACAGACAAAGTACCGTTTTGGGTGTTGTTTCTGCAAGCCGGGGAAGAATGGGGAATACCGCCATGGGAAGTAGAGAACGGTCCGGCGCATTGGTTCATCAAGTGGAAGGAATACGCGACGGCGCGTGAAGCTAGAGAAAAACATGCCAGAAGAAAAACTTAGCATTCGTTTGGTAGTGAATGACGCCGAAGCCACAAAGCGCCTGATGGGGTTCGGGCAAAAAATTAAGGAAATGGGCGAGCGCGTTAGCTTTGTTGGCTCGCGCTTTACAGCTATGTTTACCGTGCCCGTAATGGGGGGGCTTGCCCTTCTCGGAAGGTATGGGTCTGAGGCCGCAAAACAGGTAAACGAACTTCAAAAAGAATTGACCGCCGCAATCAAGGCCGGTGATGTTGATACGGTTGCTGCGCTAAACGAACAGATGAAGGCGCTGCCTGAGCATGTCCGCAGGAGCGCCCGCGCGTGGAACGACTTACAGGCCGCACTGCAACCCGCTAACGATGCGCTGAACGAGGCCAAGACAACGCTGCTTGAATCCATTGTGCCGTTGGTGCGTGAACTCGCTCCGCTGCTTACTGACGCGGCAGTTGCCATAAAGGATTTAGTTACCGGATTTAGTAATCTACCAATTGGCGCACAAAAGGCAATCATTGGGATGGTTGGACTTGGAATATCCATAGGTCCTGTCATGCTGATTGTCGGACAATTTATGGGCATGCTCGGGTCGGCGGCGCAGATACTAGGTTTTCTTGGCATTGGGTTTGGCGCGGGTGGGGCGGCTGGGGCGGCTGGTGGAGGTTTTGCGGGTGCGGTTGCCTGGGCTGCAAAAGCTATTGGTGGGTTCGGAGTAGCGCTTGGTGAACTTCTTCTCCCACTCGGTTTGTTTGTGGGTGCGTTGCTAATAGCGGACAGGATTGTAAAAGATTACATTGGTTCATGGCCTGAAGCATTTAGGCGGGCAGCTACCGCCGCACAACAGTTATTTGTTATAGGGAATACCCTTATTGGTGGAAGGCAAGCGGGGCTAAACACCTACAATGCTTTCGGAATGGGTAGAGCCGGGGGCGGCTCTACCCTACCCGGACATTCTTACATGGTGGGTGAACGAGGCCCCGAAAGGCTAACCCAGGGTGCAAGGGGCGGTTATGTTACCCCGTTGTCTGGTGGATCTCGCGGCGTAGCGGGTGCAACGGTCAACTTCTACTACAACCCAGGAATTAGCCTTGCATCTCAGGACGAGATAGAACGCGCCGGGAATGTGCTGCGTGATGCACTGCGGAGAAGCCCATAATGCCTGGATATGGTATTTCTGTTTATGGCGACACAGATGATTACTACGGCAATGCAAGCGCAAGTGGTCTGAATGGCGCGGTGCAGTGGATATTCCTGGTTGATTGGGACGGGGATGGAACGTTCGCATACAACGAGGGACCTTACCTGATTGACGCGTGGATCATGCGCGGTGAGCGCTATTTCATCGACCAGCACGGCACGGAATTCGTACCAATTCGCCCAGGCGAAGGCACGGCGACCCTGACGAATAAAGATAACCGCTTCGATCCTGACTACGTTGCCGGTCCGCTGTACGAGAAGATACTGCCTGGGCGCAAGTTTCGCCTTATGGTCAAAGACTTGGGGACGGGCACGACTTACAACGTCATGGCTGGGTTTGTGTACGACATTCCGCCCATCACGGAACGCGATACGATCCAGCTCCAATTGCGCGAGAGTTCATCGCTGCTTGACAACGAAGTGTCCATAAATATCCTGTACCGCAACAGCATCACCGAGGCAATGACGCAGCTACTCAGCGCGGTGGAATGGCCTGCGGCATTCGGCACGTCCCTGGATACCGAAAGTCAGCAGATTACCGCCTTCACGGTTGACAAGATCAATGCGCTTGACACATTCATCGACCTGGGCGCGGCGTGCCTTGGGCAGGTATTTGCCGACAATACGGGTAAGCTGAAATTCTACTCGCGCGGGCATTCCACCATGCCAAGCGTAGCTGTAGACCAGGCGCAGGTCGAGAAGCAGATACGGCGCAGCCAGCCGTGGGAGAACCTACGCAATATTATCCACGTCACGGCTAACAAGAAGGTCAAGGCTCGTGAAGAACCTATCTGGCAGAACAGCGGCCCGATACAGTTGAACGGTTCATCTAGCACTACGATCTGGGTGCAGTACCGGGATGCAATTGACGTGAGAGTCTACACGTTCACGGCTAATTCGTCCGTCAACGGGACGGGTTCAGACCTTACGTCGTCCGTTACATACGACCTGGATATATTCCCGTCGAGCCTAAAAATCACGTTCAGCGCGTCCACCGGGTATGTAACCGAAATGGTGGTGCTTGGACGACCGATCCTCGACCAGCCAATCAGGAAAACCGTACAGAACGCGCTATCTACCGCCACTTACGGCAAGATGATATTTTCGTTAGATAACCCGTGGCTGCAAGACCTGAGTCACGCTACCGAATACGCCACGATGATTAGCAACTTCCTGGATGAGCCGCAGCGCACGATCCAGGTGACAATCGACCAACGCCCCGACCTTCAATACAGCTTTGACCTGATGGACAAGATACCGTTCACGGCCGCCAAGCTGGCTATTGACGCGACCTACTACGTTGGGCTGATCGAGCATAAATGGATGGAGGATACCGGGCAGGCGGTAAAGACCACGCTGGTCATGCGCCCGCGCCTTACTGACGCCACGGCGATCAGCAACGACCCGGAGGACCCGGACCTGCCCTACATCCCAGAGCCGCCGTATAACCCAGGTTGGCCGATTGATATTCCCTCTACTCCGCCACCAATCAACGCGCCGGGCGGAACGTGCCTTACTGATCCTGCCGCAGATGCCAACGGGCCGTTCAACCTATCCGGTCCGTTCCCCATAGACCTGCGCTCGAACGGTACATACCAGCGCGATTTGGGGATAGTTGACGGCGTATATATTCGCCCGTCCAACTTCACCAACAAAAGCATGATTACCGTAACGGGCGATTGGCAGACATACGATCCGATTACAAAGGGGTGGATTGGCGAGACATCATCGACTAACTGGCGGGTTACGGTCAACGGTGGGTTTGAGGCAACCAAAAGCCCCATTACAGACCAGGGCAGCGGAACTCGCTTGCTTACCTTTGACTCAGGCGGAGGGCAGTCTCTGTCCAGCCTGCGCTTTGCGGTTGACCAAAGCGGGTTAGCTTATACCGTGATAGCTCCCGTTGCATCCGGTGATGTCAACTCGACAAACGAGAGCGGGGTTGAGACTGGCGTTGTCATTGGGCAGTGGTACGCGATAGAGGGAACGGGGGGACCGTGGGACAACGGCGTAGGCGATAGTGTTTATCAATTTGCGGTAGCACAAAACGCGTCCTTTACCAGCGCCGCTTATTCAGGAGTAGTCAACACAACCTATGGTCAGGACCTTGGCTTCGCGGCTCATGCCTATCGGGTGGGTGCAACAAATTACGGGCGCATATTCTTCAAGGCAGTCACCCCGACCGTTTGGATACGGGCCAATGATTACCAATTTGGAGACAACAGCGGAACTCAGGGCTGGCTATTGAGCACTGCCAGTTATGACGAGGTACACCGCTGGTATATTCGCGGCGTGTCTCTATTCAACGTTTGTGGGAAGGCATAGGGAAACATGGCATACCCTGGAGCAATAACTTCATTTAGCACGAAAGTGGACGGCGCGGGGAACACAATCCTTGCCGCGCACATGAACGCGGTACAGACAGACGTTACCGCGATTGAAACCGAATTAGGCACAGACCCCGCCGGAACCACAACGGACGTAAAGACGCGCCTAGCGGTTAGCCTGGCGGATGACGGCGACTTGCGCCTGACAGGATCGTCTACCCTGACCATATCCGGCGGCGTGATTACGGCAACGAACAACCTGCACAAGGTTGACACCGAGGGAGCTGCCAGCACAGACACCCTGGACACGATCAACGGCGGGGCGGACGGGTATGTTTTGTTCCTGGTTGCAGCGAACAGCGCCCGCGTCGTGACGGTGGCGCACAATACGGGGAACATCTACTGCGCCCGCTCTAAGTCGATTGTCATAAGTTCGGACAGCGAATTCGTGATGCTAGTCTATTCCAGCGCGCTGAGTAAGTGGCGGGCTTTTGGCAATCCATACGTCGAGCAAACAGCGCTTACCACGCAGTTGACAACGATCACCGCCAGCGCGCCGGGCACGCCGGATTACGCAATTCAGGACCTTACCAACAGCAGCGGGTATGGCTTTGTAACGTCAGATGAGGGGCAGAGTTTTCTAAAGGTTGTATTGAATCTACAAACCAGGGTGGGGGAGTTAGAGACCAAATTACAGACGCTCGACTTCCTCGCATAGGAGCGACAATGGCATACGAAACTAACGCAAAAGGCATTTTATCCAGTCACTACGATGCGACAATCAAACCGGCTGGATTAGAGGCAATGGATTTCATGCTCACAAAAATGGGCGGGTCGGACGATAAAGACCTCTACGAAGACCCAACCTGGGCAAGCCGGGTGCAACTCGCCTATGACACGAATACGATTTGTGGCGCGTTCTGGTTTTGCGGTCCGCGTTATTGGCTGGAGCGCAGTCAAACGATGGGCGCGATTGACAAAATGACGGATGATGAGCATCCCATTTTGGTGTTCATCCGTAAACTGTGCCAGAACAAATACTTCCACTGGTTAGATTACGACATTGAAAAGAACACCCTATACACCAGCATGGGGCAGGTGACCGAGGTATGGGTAAAGTTCTACATGGCCGATCTTGTCCAGCGCATCCAACGCCAACAGGCAAAGGGTAATATTCGCCCGTTCAAGCATGGCATTTATTCCAGCCGTTCGTTTATGGACGGTACGCAAGTCACGCCCAACAACCCGCAAACATCTACCAATATCTACCTGGGCGTACAGCCTGATATTTACATTCATCCGGCTAATTGGCCGAGTGGGACGGGCGGAACAAAGTCACTGCTCGAACTGTCGCAAATGACGATACCCGTCACGCACATCCCTAAGTCGTTTGGCTACTGCCCAACGCGCCCGCGCACGTGGGACTTCTGGCAGGCTTATGGCGACGCGGGACAGGTGTGGAAAAGCACGGACGTTCTAACCGCAACGGGTGGGACGCGGCCGGTGTGCCTGGAGGTGTTCAACGGCACGGTTGCCGACCTGAAAGCATGGGCTGGCATCACGGTTACGCCGCCAGTGCCTCCAGTACCGCCAGCGCCAGGCGAGGTTGTTGACCTGACGGCGCGGGCTGAGATAGCCAGCGTGAAAGCGCAGTTGCAAGCAATTAGGTAATGGCAATTGGAGGATGTGAGCATGGATAGACGCAGATTGATACAGATGTTAGTAGGCGCGGGTGTGATGGGGGGCGGTAGTGGATTCAGGAAACAACTAACAGTTAATCATTCACTGATTCCAGGCGATTTGACCAACTTCCCGGTGCTATTGTCTATAGAGACAGACGCCGATCTTGCGGCAAAGTGTAAAAGCGCGTCAGACATCCGCATAACGGATGCCAATAAAAACTTGTTGGACTATGAGATCGAACGCTTTGACCGCCACACGGGAGAATTGATATTGTGGTTCAAGGCCCCAGCTTTGAGTAGCGCGGTTGATACAAATTTCTATCTGTGCTATGGAAATCCATCTGCGGCAAGCGAGAATGCGGCAGGTGTCTGGGATGCTAATTATATGGCCGTGCATCATTTGGCACAAACATGGAAACCATACGCGAGCAACCCCGTTCTAACGGTAACTGGAGCGGAAACATTAGCAACCTGGGGGTCGGTGGTTATAATCGGGTCTGTCTGGCATATGTATTTTTCCTATAATCCTGGAGGGACCGGAACCAAGAACGTAATCGGACATGCGACCAGTTCTGACGGAAAAACATGGACGCGGGACGATGACAATAACCCTATTTTGGACGTAAGTGTCGGAAAATTTGACAGCGACAATTGCTGGCTTCCTCGTGTGTTTCTGGAAGGGGCAACCTATTATATGCTGTATTCCGGGTCTGGAAGCGGCGCTGGAACTTGTATAGGTTTGGCAACGAGCCCAGACGGAATTACATGGACAAAAGCCAACGACGGCGACCCAATTTTTACCGGGACAACCGCCGAATGGGACGCGACAGACACAGAAATATCGTCAATTATCAAGGTGGGGGAAACGTATTATCTGTGGTACAACACGATCAGCGCCAGCCCACGGCAATCGGGGGTAGCTACTGCCACGAGTTTGTTGGGCCCGTGGACAAAAGATGTTAACAATCCAATATTTACAGGGGCAGACTTAGGGCGTTTTTGTGGCGATATTTGGAAATATGGGGATACCTACTATTATTGCACTCCGCATTACACGTCTGGAACTGACTATGCGGAATTTGAGCTTTATCAAGATGTTGCGCCAACATTTTATAGCGAATCAAGGGTTCCCCTGGGTGTAATCAAACGTTCTCCCCAAACAAATGGATGGGATAGACTCGATGCGGATACCCCCTGGCTGGTGACCGATGATGTTTATCGTAACACTTTTTCTGGGACGGGCGGAATGTTCTACCTTTATATGGCAGCACAGGCCAACGGGCCTGGAGCCTGGAGTATGGGGCTGTTGGTTGCAAACCCAACTAACGCTCTAAACGCAATGGGGAAAGATTCAACCGACAACCACAATTTAGTATTTCCGGCGTCCACAAACGAAAAAATATTGCCTCCATTTATGGCGGCACAAATAGGTGGGGGTCGCGAGTTTGTGGCGACATGGAGTAATTACATATCCATGACCAAACACGCAGATTTGAATCCTGTTACTAATGGCGGTTTTGTTTGGGAGGTTTGGCTAAAGCCATACAGTGTGACCGGACAACACGAGATTTTAGAGTACCGCAACGCAGCGTCTTCGTCACAGATCATCACCCTTGTCACTACTACAACCAGTTTGTTCGCTCAAGTACGGGGAGTTGATACGGTAAACGTGACCGGGACCGCCGATACAGCGCTAGAGATTGGAGGTTGGTACAAGGCTGGAATTTCGAGAGAATTAGACGGAAAGGTTTATATATGGCTTAATGGCGTCAAGAAATTACTTGGAACAACGACATCTGCGGTGGCCCCCGACCAGGATTTCTTTATCGGTACTGCGGTAGATGGTGGTCATGCAGTCCCAGGAAATTTATTTTTTGCGGGTATTTTGGATGAAATTAGAATTTCAAATTCTCCCCGCTCCGACGCCTGGCTACAGGCAGGTTATAACAACGAGAGTTCACCAGGGACGTTTATCGCTGTTGGTACGCAACAATCGGGATAAGTCACGCAATGAAGCATTGACCGATGTTTACCACCTACCTGCCCATGATTGCCACTGACACGCCACCCGCGCCTGTAGCCAGACCGTACAAGGGGCTGGCATTCGCCGACCCGACACACCCAGAGGACTTAGCCGCTCTCAACGTGTCCTGGTGGTACGACTGGACGCCAACCGGCCAAGTCCCTATGCTTTGGGGCGGAAGCATCAGCACGGCGATACAGCCGGACTACGCGGGGGACCTGCTCGTGCTGAATGAGCCCAACCTTACAACGCAAGCCAGCCTGACACCCCAAGCGGCGGCGGCGCGTGTCGCTACCGTGAGGGCGTGGTATCCCAACGCGCGGCTGATAGCGGCGGGGGCGAGCGTGTTCGCTACGTCGTGGGTGGAGCAGTTCGTCAAGGCTGGCGGGCATGCTGACGCCTGGCACGTCCACGCCTACACCGAGTTATGGATTACGCCGCCGGTAGCACAGACTTACGTGGAGATCCATCACAATATCACGGGCGGTGAATACTGGATTACCGAGTATGGCAGCCCGGACGGAAGTCTAGCCGACTTTGCAAATATGAGCGAATGGTTTATGCGCCAGCCGTGGATTACCCGCATAGCCGCGTACACCAACCGCCAGCCCGATGGCGTACCCTGGGGGATTGGCGCGGGCTGCGACATGGTACGCGCTGACGGCAGTCTTACGCCGATTGGAGAGTATTACAGCCAGTTACCAGCAACACGATAGCCGCTCTAGGGGGGCGGCAGAATTGACCAACACACAGACGCCGGAGAGAGAAGCATTTGGGCGTGCCCTAAACATTGAACATACAGCCGGGTACACCTACCGAGAACTAGCAATCAAATACCACAAGTCACCTGACGCGATTAAAGGACTTATTCGCACCGCAAGGATCAAGGGGACACCCGCCGAGTTTGACGCCATCCGCCTGCCAACGCCGCTAGAGTTGGCAGGTGACTTTTTGGTTGTTGGAGATGTTCACGTACCAGCGACTGACTGGAATTTCGCTCAGCTTGTCGGGCGCGTCGCTGAACACACGGGGATCAACCGCCTGATTATCGCGGGCGACTTCTTCAACTTCGACTTGTGGAGCCGGTATGACCACGTTATCGCGCCGCCTACCTGGAAGCAGGAACGCGACGCCGCGCGGGTATTGATTGGCGATTGGCTAGAGGTGTTCGCGGAGATTTACACTATCTCGGGCAACCACGACCAGCGCATTGCCAAATGGTCGGCGGCTGAATTCGATGAGGTGGATACATGGGGAATGGTTGCCACAAGTGGTAAATTGACGCACTCGAATTGCGGATATTGCACGGTGAAGTCGGGCGGGCAGACCTGGCGCGTGACGCATCCGGCAAGCTATAGGCGCGGGCGGTTGTCGGTGGCGAACGAGTTAGCCAACAAGTACCAGGTGAATGTTATCAGTTTCCATGAACACCACCTGGGCAAAACTTTTGATGAGTACGGGCATTACGTGATTGTCAACGGGGGGATGCTGGCGGACGCTGAGAAGATGGCTTACGTATCAATCAATGACACGGTATCGGCTCGGATGGTGAAGGGATTTGTCGCATTGCAGAACGGGTGTGCTACTGTATACGGGGAGAGGCCGTTTACGGATTGGTCGTTTTTAGGTTGAATTCACGGAGCGCAACTCCGTGAATTCTAGGTAATGTTTTCACTGCCAATGAAATCATTTGCGAGTATGCTACTTTGCAGTATAATATAAGCAGCCTCGTGTACCATGTGTACAAGGAGATCTGAAGCCCTCGGCAACGGGGGCGGATGTAGCGCGGTAGAGAAGTGGAATCTCGCCCGGCCCATAACCAGGAAATCGGCAGTTCGAATCTGCCCCGCGCCACTATTTTACCCATTCCAGTATCGCGCCCTGATCCTCTAAAATCTTCGCCATATCCTCCAGGTGGTAAACGCCGTCCTTGCGATAGGCGGTAAATTCTTCAACCTTGCCCTGGATGCGCCGTAGCACCCGCAGGTAGACCGGCCCGCCGTCCTCAGCCTGGCAGACCATGACGTATGACTCCTTGAAGGGGTTATACCATCTCATCGCGTTGCCGTGCTGGTCGAAACAGTTACGCGCGTCGATAGCATCCTGCCCATGCTTCAGCGCATGGCTCAGGCCAATGCCAACCACGACGGAGGCAAGCATTACCACGAGCGCCCACGGGAAGCGCGGGTTACTTATCGGGCGGCACAGTGCTGTAGTTGCCATCGTAAGCCCCCATGAGATCTTCGTAAGCTTTGCGCATTACCGCGCCTTCCTTGCTGTCCTGGTCGATGTAGTCTATCAGGGTTGACGCCACTTCGTTGATGATGTAGCGCAGCCTCTCAGCCCCCAACGGGCTGGCGCTTATCGCGGCCTCCAGCTGGGCGACGCGGGATTCGGCGAACTCGGCGCGGGTAAGCAGGGCGGCTATTTCGCCAAGCAACTCTAGAACCATGCCGGGATTAGCGGATGCCATATAGTCCGCAACCTCATTCGGAACGGTGCTTGTTGCAAAAAACCGCGCCATAGGCATCCCAAGAACGGCGACGGCCCTTTCTCGAAGTAATGCCCTACGTGCTTCCTGCGCGGTCATGGCTTCACCTCGGGCGGGGTAGGGTACTTGTATGCGTTTCCGGTCGTGACTAACAACTCTTGTGCCAGCCGTTGCGTCTCTAGCCGGGCATTGTCCATGTCGTGAATTGCGTTATAGGCGTCCTTCAATTCTGCGCGCAAGTGTGCGATCTCGTCGCGTGCCTTGCACAATTCTTTCCACTCGCCCATGCTTATAATAACGTCGTCAATCATTGTGTTTATCCTTTCTAATACTTCACCGTCATGCGCCAAATCGCATAACGGACAATATCCCGGTACACCTCGGGGGAGCGGTAGCCGTTCTCAACCATTGCCACCGCGCCCCTGAACGCCCGTGCTAACTCGGGCGACGACTCAACCAGCGCGGTCATGGCCGCCATTGTCGGGCTGGACGATTCCAACTCCAACAGCGTACTCATGGGCACGGTAAGCCACTCGCTGATAGCACGCAGCGTCAGCAGGTCATACGTGCCGCCAGCCAGGACGCGGTTCAGCGTGGTGTGCGATATGCCGATCAGACGGGCGGCCTCGCGCGCGGACAGGTTGAGGGCGTGAATGCGGTCGTTGAGCAGGGTTATGAGCATGGGGAGCCTTTCGCTAGGGTAGGGGAGGTTCCCACTTCATGCGCTCACCACAACACAGTTTTTTCGGCCAGCCGTGTCCCAGGTAATAGCCGCATTCATCGCGGGTGTAGTGTATCGTTGCACCGCATTTGTGGCAGTACAGCATTTGACCATCAGGCCAAACGTCGCCAGCGATACTTGAATGAATGTTTTTCGCGGCGTTGATGAATTCGTTTAGTTCTGGCATCGTGTTTATCCTTTCGCATTCTTCCAAACATTGAACATGAATACCGCCAACTTTTGCCACTTCTCTAGCTCTGCTGCGATATGAACGTGATCCATTGAATTCTGCTTATGATCGCCAAGAGCCAAGTTATCAAGCCGGTTATCTTGCTTGTCTCCATTCAGGTGACGGACAACCTCGTGCCGGTTTAGCGGTCTTCCGATCTTGCGCGCCATAACAAGCCGGTGTTCCAGGACGTAATGAAGTTTCGTATCAGCAAGCAGCTTGTCGTAATCAGACAGCATATAAAGCGAGATGGCTCTATAGCCCTGGATGATATGACATTCATAATCCCTTGCCGACGGTTTGGCACGATTTACGGCCAACCTTCCCCCGCATTGTCTGCCGCACGTTGTTCGATCAATTGTTCTAGCAAAATGCGCCCTGGTTACTTCAGCACCACACACTACGCAAATCCTTGTTTCCATGATAAAGCGCCCCCAATTATCTGGCCGACGGCTGCGGTTCTCAGGCACACAGCGGGTTAGACCAAATAACGGAGGGCGCTTTACCAACAAAATCATTTGTTGCGTTGCAGCCGCTTTAAATAAAGCGCCCGCCATGTGTGCCTGAGATAAATAAATTATATCACGAATTTCCATTTGTGCGCATCGACTTTCCGGTGGGGGAGTACCAATTATAATGTGTACAATTTGGATAAAACTTGACGGTTTCGATAAATAACATTATGCGCACCGTTTTATTATCGCAACCATACGCCACTTTTACCATGTTCTAACTCTGTTCTAACAATTCGTTTTGGTTCGCTCCAAGTCTACAAAAATGTATACTTTGGCGCAACGTAAATATACGCGTCTATATTTTCAAAGCCAGCCGACACCTGTAAATATGTTTCAAGGGTCTCCCCTCTTTAACATCTCCCAAATCGACAAATAATACTACACGCATTGTTATTCGTGCCTCTCCACCAGCGCCCTCAGCACGTCCCTTGGTGGCATATCTGCCCACTTGGTAGGCGGCTTGCGCGTTGTAGTACACCGCTTGCTAATATGTACCTCCCCACACTTTGAACAGGCTGGCGCAAGTCCGTCTAGTGGCGGCAGCCCCAACACGCGGCGGTAAACAGGGTTCTTTGGGTCACGTCCATTGGCTATTGCGCTCAGGGTTCCGGCGGGGACAATTGCCCCGAGAGCCACGGAAACAGCACGCCACGTCCCCTTTATCCTTTTCAACCGTAGCAAATCAGCACGTACCTTGTCCAGCGTTTGGACACGATTTTTAATGTATGTTGTCATCGCCAATACCCCCATTTGTGCGCCCATTTACGCGCCGTCGCTGGCGTGCTCATGCCTTCTCCAATCCGTACATCTGCAACGCCGCCGATCTGTTGGTGAACCTTGCCGAGTATGGCCCAGCGGCTGGTTTGACGTAGCCCATGATTGACCACTGGTCGGTTAGCGCCTGGAGCCATTTGCGTTCCTTGCTGCCCTCGCCGTAATCGCGCAGGGGTGGCAGGTAGTCCTCGAACCTGCTCACGTTGTAAGCGAATAGCCAGGGCACGCGCTCGCCGTTCACTTCGATGTATCGCGGCTCAATGCCTTCCAGCGCGGGTGACAGGTGGATGCTGTTCATCAGCGCGTCAAGCTGGCCTTCGTTCAACTTTGCCAGCACCTCCAGCACGCGGACCCGCTCGGTGTAGGACTTTGCATCAATGACGCGCACGTAATTATCTACGCCGTTGGATGCCGCCCAGTTGACGCCCAGCAGCAGGGCTGCCAAGAGGAACACAATCGCGCACAAATAACTGGCGATGTCGAAGCCGGGGGGTAGGTGGTCCTTCGCCACGAATAGGGCAACTGCAATAACAGCAGCCAATATCGCGTGTGTGATTCTAGGTTTGTTGAACATAATCAGACCTCCCCCACCCCATCTGAAAGCGTGCTAAATTGGATATGTCCACCGCACGCACTGTAGAATTACACGTTTTTCCAGGTAGTTCCATCTACTATACCCGAAATTGTACGACGGTGAACACTATAAATTATGGCAAGTCTTTTCCTGCTATAACCTTGTAAAAATAGCGCCTTTATTTCCCGAACGTCTTTAGTGCTCAGACGATACAGGGAATTTTTATCTCCGCACATCTTGTTGACGGAGAAGTCCCTATTTCTACCCTTTTGTATCATGTCCCTAACGTTATCCAGGTTTGTTCCCAAGAACAAATGCTCAGGGTTCACGCAGTTCCTATTGTCGCATTTGTGCAATACAAACATGGCGGGGTGTTCGTTCCATTTTAGGAACCACGAATAACGATGCGCCTTGTATGCTTTCCCGTTTACGTGGAAGCAACCATAGCCGTCCTCGTGGGTTGCGCCCGTCCAGAACCAGCACCCATCGGTCTTGTCTACCTTGCGCCAAAATCTTTCCTCATCGTTCATTTCTTTTCCCTGTTTTCTTTAGCTTATTGTTTAGCTTTACCCATTCCCGGTCGCTCTGCAAGAATTGATTTTGACTTGGCAGCCCTACCCCATCCGGCAGCCCGGCAGGCGGCTTGTCGCGCGGGTCTTTAGGCTTGTCGGTTTGTTTTGTTGGTGTCATTTCTACCTCTTGAATGTATGCGGTCGTGTTGCGGTGAATTCCTCGCCGCCGTCAACCGGAATGAACGTCTGGGAAGTTACGCCGGGCGGCCAAATAATATCCTCCGAACCTCGCTCGTTCCCGGCGCACGTATCGCATTGACCGCGAATGCCGTTATAGCCAAGTTTGTACAACTTCCCGCACATGGGACATTTTTTGACTACTGGTTTATTTGGGTTCATTTCGTTTCCTTTCGTGTTTTCTCAATGCGCGTGCAATTTTTACAAACCCTGTACGTGTCTGGGTAACGCGACAAGACTTCCTCAACAACTAAAAGAGGTGCATGGTCGGTAGTCATACCACATAAGGTGTGTACTGTTTCTCCCCACGGATACGTTACCCACTTTATATAATGGATCACACAGCCGAACCCGAGAGTCCATCCGTATGTAGTCATCGTTTCATGTTCCTTTCGCTCAATCGTTTAGTGGACTCTCTCAGCCTCAACCTGGTCATGTATCCGCTCGCCCGCATCTCCGCCTCTATCGCCTCAGCCTTCAGCTCTGCCCGGCGCTGCCTGACGTAGTACCCCTGCACCTCGCCCTCCCACCCGTCAGGCGGTGGCGTGAACGGGTCGGCGTCATGCGCTGGCGGGTCGGCTTGCTTTAGCCTGCCAAGTGCGCGGATAATGTCAATGGCTACCACCCCGGCGACAATGGCGATAGCGGTTAGGCACGCGCCTTGAAGCGGTGTCACAGCACCACCACGAACACGTACAGCGCCAGGCATATCACAATCAGCATGCCCAGGCACAGCAGGATAATCACGCCCATCACAGGCGGCTTGTCGCTGCAATCGTCACAGGATAGCTCTTCGTCGTGCAGGTAGTCGTTCATTGCTCATCCTTCCTTTGCGCCCAGGGGTGGCAGACCTGTATCATTCACCCCTGGGCTGATAAGCCAGATCGCTGGCGGTTATCCTACGGGTTGCGCCTTCGCCTCAATGTGCGCGTTGATGATTGCTAACACCTGCTCGGGCGTACTCTTCCAGTCCGGGCGTTCCTTCTGCAAAATGGCGTCGGCTTCGTATTCGTTGATGGGGCGCATACGAATCTCCCGCACCCATGCCGCCGGGTAGTTGTGCCCCTCGCCCTTCTTGCCAAGCGATGCACCGCGTTCGGGGTAGTTGTAAGGCGTGTCTGTGTCCATCTCGCGCTGAATGTTTGCATCCAGATCGTCGTTAGCCGCGTCACCGCTTGGGCCAGGCATCGCGGATGCTACAAAGGCGCGTTGCTCTGCGGCGGTACGGGCGATAGGCTCGGCTTTGGGATGGGTGGTGGGCTCTACCTTCACGGTTACGGGCGGTTCCTCGTGCCACTCGCCCACCGCGTAATCCTCAATATCCTGGGTGAAGTATTCACTGGCGTTGCACCCTAACAGCACGGCGGCGATAATAGCGCGTTTCTGTGCCATCTTGTCGATAGTGTTCACTACGTCGGCGGGGTCCGGGTTCACCACCTGCCCTACCTGCTGCCCGACAATCTCCGGGGCGGTATCCACAAACTTCGCACCGCACCCGCCTTTCTTCAAGAAGCACAACCACCCGCCGCCGAATTCCTTTTTACCGGCGATAATGGTAGCCTTGCCGCACTTGGGGCAGATGCGCTCACCGTTGCGGTAGCGGTATTTCTTTTCCCACGAGCTGCACGAGCCGATACCCTCAGCGACAACCAACTCACCGCGCATTGCCTGGGCCTTGTAGCGGTAGAAGAAGAACGGCTCGCCGCCATGTTCCCCGCCGGTCCAATCCTCGGTGACGGTCATGCTCTGCAAGCGGATGGCCAGCCCGAAGAAGCGCGATAACTTCTCGGCTCCCGGCTTCAACAGGGTCGGCTTGCTACCAGCGCCGGGGATTACCCCGAAGTCTACGCCCTCATGCAGCACGCCAGCTACAAAGTCCTTCATGGATTGATACGCCTGGAGGGCCATGCGCAGGTCTGCAACCGGCGCGATAAACTGCGATTGTGGCATTGCCACCGTCAAAGCGTTCTCAGTCATTAGTATTTGCCTTTCCCGTTCGCCGTAAACTTGCGGATAACCCTCTGCTCGCGCCCGTTGTTGATGGCGCTGAACAGCCTGTCTAATTGGCATAAAAGCCACATGATACCGAACACGCTCGCGCACGCGATAAGCCAGAATGTAGCAGCGTCTAGTTTCATTCCAAACTCCCCTCTGTGATTCTCCATCCAAGAGCCAACATGAATATGTTTTTATGTTCCAGATCCATGCTGTTCAGCCACACCAGGATGCGCCCGTGAATGTCGGTAATATCTTCAGCGCCCAGGCCATACACAATGTCGTAGATGTCGCTGGCAAGGCGTGGCAGGTCGAAATACGTTTCGTTCATAGCGTCACCCCATCCTCGAAAGCATCCGGGTGTTCCCACCAAATTTCTCGCATCAGCTGCAATTCGTTGTCGATGTCCGTCACCAGTTTGGCGGCCTCGCCCAGTGCCTCGCGCGTCACGTCGGTCCCGGCCTGAATGTGCATATCTTCGGCCTGGTCTAGCTTCTCTAACGCCGCCCGAAGTTCCTCGTTCTTGCGCTGAATGGGCAGCGGTATCCACACGCGGGCTGGCGGCTCGATGCGCTCCCAACCGTGCGCCCACTCAGTCAATACTTCCGGCTTGCACGTGCATTGCGTGGTCATGATTGCTCCCCTTCCGGCGCGGCCGGGATGATGCCAGCCTCGATAAGGCGGCGGTATTCCCGCTCCAGCAGCATGTCGATTACAGCAACCTTTGATGTTTGTGGGATTGTGTACTTCAGGATCGCCTGGAGCCTTTTCTCCCCCTTCTCCTTTAGCGTCACTACCGGTCTGCTTGCCATTTGGCCTCCCTAAATGATAGTTGAATTCTACGATCTAATAATATTATACGCCGTTTGCTGGTGTTGTCAAGTATCAATCTTTATAAATATTAGTCCTTGACTTACAATATCATTACACTTATAATAAAATTATACGAAGGGGGCATAATCCGGTATAATGAGGAGGCACTTACATGGATGCAAGAAACAGGGCTGAAATACGCAAGATTTTGTTTAGGCTGAAACGGGCCTATGAGAACGAGCAGGGCGCGGCGGTAAGCGATGCAGCATTCAGTGGGCGTATGGGGATTACCCCCAGCGTCTACAACGGATACAAGAAGGGCCATAATGTACCGGGCCCGGATAACAGTCGACTCATTGGGAGTTGGGTCGCCCGTTACCTGGGTGAGGTTGAGCGCAAGAAATTTATGGAGCTTTGCGGCCACGATGCTGAACTGCGCAAGATAGAGGGGCTCGACCTGGCCTACATAGTTGAACATTGGGAAGATGTCCCGATGGAAAAGAGGCGGGAAATTTATGACCAAGTTGCACAGCGAGATAAGGCAGGACCGTGATGAGATAGAGTCGTTAGACTTACTGGATCAATTCATTGTTGGCTGGTATGAAGCAAGCGAGGAGGCCCGACGCCGGGCCTTTTCTATTGTCTGGAGCTATCTCCACCGTAATTAGATAATCTACGCCAGGGGGATATTATACGGTCATCAAATGCGCCTCCGGCGTCCTACGATCAAATATTAGTAGTTGACATTCGTATGATAATGCCTTACAATGGAATTGATTTGACGCGCGGAATGCGCCGGGTGCCAGCCCGAAAACACAGGGAAGCGCCAGAGTAGACCCTTCGCGGGTTCTTCAACTGGTCGGTAGGTATAGCCCTGGCAGGCTCAGCTTCCCGGCCCAACCGATCAGTTGAAGAGCGCACGAGGGGTTTTTGTATCAAGGGGTGAGGGGATGATCTTTCAATACATTTACGCAATAGTAACTCGGTGGTCGTTCTGGCTGGTCGTTGCGTTCATTATCGGCGCGGTGATTGGCTTGTGGCTGAGGGGGTAGGGGGATGGAATTAGATTACGCCCTGAGCCTTGCGACCTTGTTGACAGACAATCACCAGACCAGGCCGCTACTGCTCGATGACTGGTATGAGGAATTTGACCCGGGATTTGTGAATTACTACGAGTACATCAAATCACCTGAGTGGCGGGTGAGAGCCAATGCAGCTAAACGACGCGCCGGGTATCGCTGCCAGACTTGCGGAAGCAATAACAAATTGCAAGCGCATCATCTTAGTTATGACCGCCTGGGTGATGAACGGGAAGAGGACATAAAAGTTCTTTGTGATGAATGCCACGAAGCGGTAAGTAAAGCCCATAAGAAAGTAAACAACTACGGCGATATTCCTTATTAGGTGACTTATGACTATCGATACCATCTTACGCGATAACGACCTGCTGCGCCTTGCGGAACACGACGGGGCGCAATTCAAGAAAGGACGTACTGACTGGCGTTCACATTGTCCCATTCACAAAGGTGAAGACAGAGGCGCGTTTGCAGTATGGGAAGAAGATGGTAAGCAGAAATGGAAATGCTTTACCGGAGTATGCGGCAGCGGTGACGTGCTTGATTATGTCATGGCATACGAACGGGTGGACCTAAAACGGGCGATGGAGATATTAGGCGGCGATCATCCCGTAACCCAGGCCGAAGCACAACAAGCCGCCGAAGCCCGCCGCGTAAGTGCTGAGGCATACGAGGCAAGGAAACGCGCTGAATACCACCAGGCGCTAGAAGAATTGTGGCGGGCGCGAATGTGGGAACGCTATTACACCAACCTGGAAAACGACCCGGACGCGCAACAGTTATGGATCAAGCGGGGCATACCCGTTGACTGGCAGAGTTTATGGCAGTTAGGGTATTGCCCCGATTTTGTTTATTCTACCGACGGCGCGGTACATCATTCAGCATCTTTGACCATCCCGATATTCACGGGCAGGGACCAGCCCGACAATATCAGGCACAGGATACTAAGCCCGTTCAACCCGAACGACAAGTACCGCCCGGATCGCCCAGGATTGAAGGCTCTCCCGTTCATGGCCGACCAGTACGAGAAAGACCATGAATGCGTGCTTGTTGTTGAAGGGGAAATCAAGGCGATGGTTTCCTATATATGGCTTGACTCGAAGAAGTGGCAGGTGTACGGGATACCGGGAAAAGAGCAGTACCGGGAGTTGTGTGAATCGCTGAAAGGCCGGGCGGTATGGTTTGCGTTTGATCCTGACGCTACATCTCAGGCGGAGGCGGCCGCTCGGGTTGTTGGGGGGCGGGTGATACCGATGGTTACAAAGATAGATGACGCCCTGAATGCACGGATCTTAAATACTAAATCTCTTAGACGGCTTTTATCAATGGCAAGGAAGGTATAGATGGCAAACGCAAGGTTTTCTATCTTACAGGCTAAGGCGGTTGAGGACAAGCGTATCAGTAATGCGCAATTTAGAACGCTGGCGGCATTAGGTACGTTTGGGGATAAAGAAGGGTGGTGCTTTCCTAAGTTGAAAACAATAGCTGACATGATTGGAAAGACAAGACAGGCCGTAAACCGTGACTTGATACACCTTCAAAAGTTAGAGTACATCGAAATCCACCACCAGCACCGGCCCGACGGAGGACTATCGAGCAGCTTATATCGCCTGATATTCGACCCCCCCGTAAACACTACGCTTACACCCCATCAACCTCAGGAGCTTACACCTGTAAGCGTGGCGGTTGATACCCCATCAACATCTGAGGTTGACGCATTAACGCCCCATGTTAACGACCCATCTAATGATCCAGAAGAAGTAGTAGAAGAACCACAACGCCCTAATGTTTACGGGGTGTATGAACGGGAGGTTGGGGGACTAACCCAAATGATAGGTGAAATGCTAGACGAAATTGACAAGGCATACCCGGAAGGGTGGTTCGAGAAGGCGGTGAGAGAAGCAAAGAAAAGCACAACTAGAGTGACGTTGAAATATATCGAGGCAATTATGAAAAGGTGGAAGGCGGAAGGATTACCGGGTGAAATGATTGACGCGCCCGCCTTCACGTCAAACACCGGAAGGGTATCGCTATGACTGAAAAAGAATTCGATCCAAAGTCTGCCGTTTACACGCCGCCAGAGGTTGCTACCTATACCCTGGACGCGATCAAGGAAGTCAAGGAATTAAAGACGCGGGGTATCGCCCTTCCAATAGCAGACATAAAAGATTATTTTGCACCGCTGCTGCCGGGTCAGATATGCGTAGTCCAGGCGCAAACCCACCAGTACAAAAGCGGCTTCCTTCACTTTTGGGAGAACGCGGCCGCTTTGCAGTTGATGGAGGACGGGCGCGATGATGAAGCAATTATTCACGTATCGGTTGAGGAAGTTGTAGAAGAACAGGGTTTCTTGATGCTCGGGCGCATGACCGGTGAAGACGCCGGGAAGTTGGCAAGGGGTGAGGTACAGGACTGGTCAAGGTTAGAGGCTGAGGCGCAGCGTATCGGCACAATTCCTATCTACCGGATAGGCGATAGCCTGGCCCGCGCCGAGGATATGCCAAACCTGTACTTATCTAATATGGTCAGGGCTATTCGGTCGCTGGTGGATGGCAGCGTAACCGGGCGCAAGATCAAGCCCGCCCTGCTTACCTTCGACTATTTGCAAGCCTTCCCCATCGATCCAGAGATAAAGAAGGCGCAATTAGAAAACCAGCGCAATCTACAAGTACGCCAGGATTTCTATAGACTCTACCAGGCGGCTGCTTACTTCAAGTGTCCGACCCTTGTGGCTGTACAGGCCAAACAAGAACTAGAAAAACGAAGGGGGGATAGTAAGATGCCGGGAATGTATGACGCCCAGGAAACCAGCGCAATTGCACAACGTACTCAGCGCATGATAAGCCTTTGGATGCCAAAGGTAACAGAAGGGGTAGGTTCGCAAATTACGATTGACAACCAAACGCTAACCGTCACAGAGAATATGCTATTCGTCAAAGTGGCGAAGCAGCGCGGTGGCTTACCATCCGGTCAGACGTGGTTATGCCAGATCGACTTCAGCAAGAACCTGATAGCGCCACTCGTTACGGACAAGCAATCCCAGCCCGCCACGCAGTACCCGAAGGGGCGGCAGTCATGACCACCCACATCATCACCTACCTGCACCGCTGCCGCCGCTGCCTATGCGAGTGGCGGGCGTCGTATGCCGAGGCGAGATGCCCCAGGTGTAACGGGGCTGACGTGAGGGTGGATATTCAACTTTCAGCGAATGATGAAAAGAAAGGAATGCGAGATGAGCGAATATAAAGAGAAACTTCTTGCAAGCGCCAAGGGTATGGATTCATATTCATTCCAGGATTGGCTAATTGCCAAGTTGGAATATGCCGAGAGGACTATCCAGAGAGTCGAGGGTGATCTTATCCAATCGAACGCCGAGCGGGACAGATATTACGAGCGCATTCAGGAATTGATCGTGGAGAACAACAAGCTGTTTGACTTGTCTAGCCGTATGCGGTGCGCCATTGGATATTTGTACGACCAATGCGATAACGTACCCCATGCAGATAACTGCGACGTAGACAACACCGGATATTGCACGTGTGCAAGGGCCGAATTCAACTCGCTGGTAGTGAATTATCACGCCGAATTCCAGGGGAAACTATGACCCCCACGCAACCCCGGCTAACCATGCACGAACTTACCATCCCCGACCACTTGCGCCCCGGCCCTATCGTTGCGGTATCCGACACGAACACGGCGCGGGATAAGGCTGACGCGGATGCGGCGGCAAGGGCGCGGGCGCTGGCGGAATACATGGCGAAGGTGAACGCAGGGAGGGGGCGACGATGACCACCACACGATTACCGGACGATACCCTGACGTTTGGCAGGCTAGTCTACTGCTCTTCGTGTGGCAAGCCTGTCTACCGACGGCGTATCAACGTGACCGGCCCGCGTTGTGACAAATGCAGGAGAGAGGTACGCAACGAGTACAACCGGCGGCGACGGCGTGGCCTGGAGCCCGCAGTCATACACGGACCTTATCAGCCGCGCGAGCCTAAAGAGAGGCAGGGCCGCTACACCGCGATACTTACGGCTGGCACGGTGCTGGTCTACCATGCGGGCTACCGGGCGCGGGTGGTGTTCGAGTATGAGCAGTACCCTATCGAGGAGATACGCGCGAGCCTGGCGGCGGATGCGCTTCCGGACGGGGTGACGTTCCACGCGATGAGGGGCGGAGTGGACTTGGGCTACTGGCGGGCTGAGTGCGGAAGTTTGGTTGAGGCGCAACCATGACCGGCTGGCGAGCCCTGCGCACGTGCGAGGAATGGGCGTTCGCGTTGACGGTGGCACTTGGCTACTACTACGCATGGGCGGATGAGTACGCTTGCGAGACGGCATTCGCTGAACGGCCGTGCTACTGGACTTGGGACACGATGAATGAGAAAACGAGGCTGGAATGGAAGCGAGGGATGAAATGAGTACAGGCGATTGGATTGCAGTATGCACGAAGTGCGGAAGAGAATACTTCTATGGGCACGTTTGTGAAATTATGCGCAGGTATGCGGTTGGTTCGTACGAAGTGTGGAATAGCCCGAACACGTTCTGGAACAACCCGCTAAAAAAGGAGCGCGACGAAGCCAGAGCCTGGGCGCGGAAGCTGTATCGGCAGGTAGAGGGGCAATCCGCCCGTATCGGACAGTTAGAGGTGTCGGTGGAAACGCAATCCGCCTATATCGCACAGCTAGAGGCGGCGGTGAGGGATGCGGAATACTTTGCGCACAAAGACGCTGACGCCCGCAAACTACGCGACGAACTGAGGGCGAGGGGCAAATGAAAGCATATAAAGCTTCGTTCGATGGCGAAGAATGGATGACGCTTATTCACGGCGAATCCACGGCAAAGGCTAAGTATCGCTTTATGCGGTGCGAACCTACCGGCTTTGCCGATAAATCGATGTGGGTAGATGCTCGCCTGGTACGTTTACCGGAGTGGGACAATCGCCCATTTGTGGACGGCGAAGAAATTAGATTGCTATTCCTGCCGTCAGACTATACCGAGGACGGCGAAGGATTATTTGACCCGTTTGTGAATGACTGTGACTGCGAGTTATGCAAGGCGAGGGGCAAATGACCGATACCACTATTGATACTATCGAGGCACGGGCTAAGGCATTGAACCTCCAGCGCGCCGACCGGCTACCGTTCGACTGGACCGACCAGGCGTATGACCTTGACACGGCATACCGGGCGTATGTAAGGCGAAGGCAGTGTAAGCCTAACATGTTCTTTGAGCGGCGCGGATATGTGTACGTGTGGAGAGATGGGGCATGATAACAATTTGCCTAGACTGGCCCGCTAGAGAGCTATCCCCGAACGCCCGCGTTCTGTGGTATAATTGTAATTACCTAGACGAACGGATAACCAGGGCGCTTTGCTTTAACCAAGGCCGCCGTTTATTCCACAAATGTTTTTGTGGGCAAAGTGCCCCTCATGTGTAGGACTCACGTCCTGGCTGTTCGTCTAGGTAACGACGGCGCACATGGGGGGCATTTTGCTATGTGGACACAAGAAGAAGACAATTTGTTAAGAGACCTTTATGAGGTACGCGAATACGCAGAAATCGGCGAGATATTAGGGAAAACACAGAACGCAATTAGAAACAGATGCTGGAGATTGAGGCTTAGAAAGCGTCCTGCGTTTTGGACAGACGAAGAAATTGATGTTCTCAAATCCCATTACCTGTCTGCGGGTGTATTCAGAGTAGACCTCGATGCATTGGCAAAGTCGATGGGGCGGGGACGAATGTCTGTCGCCCTCAAAGCGTCCGAGCTAGGTCTTTGCAACAAAGGGCGAGTGAAGCGTGGGGGGAGAAAAGACCACAGGAAGTACAAGGGGGATAAGGCTTTGTTGCACAAGGCCCTTAGCGACCATTCCAAAAGAATGATAGCCGAAAGGGGGCACACCAGGGGAATGCTCGGGAAACACCATTCAATAGATACCAAGAAAATACTTTCGGCTAAGTCTCAATTCGCGCAAATGAGAACGACTGAAGAAGAGCGGGAGAGAAGGCGGGCAAAAAGGAGGGAAACAAACATGGCGAGATATGGCACTTATGCGCCACAAATGAAATCGTCTAATCCGTATAGTCGGGCGAGGGGTGGAAAGCGAGAGGATTTAGATAATAGATATTTCCGTTCATCCTGGGAGGCAAACTACGCAAGGTATTTAAACCTCCTTGTTCTACAGGGGAAAATACTTAGATGGGAATATGAGCCGGAAACGTTTTACTTTCCCAACGTAAAGCGAGGCGCGTTGTCATACACGCCAGACTTCAGACTTTATGAATTGGACGGAAGCATTGTTTATCACGAAGTAAAGGGGTGGATGGACACAAAGAGTAAAACAAAGCTCAGGCGCATGAAGCAGCACTTCCCAAACATTAAAATTGTAATCATAGACGCCGAACAATATAAATCGGTAAGTCAATTCGCGGGACTGATTACGGGATGGGAGTCTAACAAATGGGACTTCTAATCTGGGGAGATGTGAGACCGCATGGCATGGTTGAGTTTACGTTGATGGAGGGGGAATGAATGACACATCATCTTTAAAATTTGATACGCTGGTACGACATAAATATTACGGACGTGGTCGGGTTGTGGCATTTAGTATGTACTTTTACGAACCAGTCGGAGTGCAGTTTGATACTCCAACCGGCAAACCAGAAACGTGTTATGGGTATGGCGTAAATGGGTATTGTGCTTGGGTGGACCGACGAGACCTAACTATTTTGACTGAGCCAAACAATTCGAGGGAGAGGTGATGCGTCATGCGGGCGTACAATAACGTTCAACCTATTGTATTGTTAGTTCATTCGTGCTAAACTAAATATCATACGGTTGTATGATTTTAGACGGTTGTATGTGGTTGCGTAGAGACGCAGCGGGCCGGTATTCCGGAGCTGGTGTAGGGGCGGGAGGCCAGCAATTAGGAAAGGTAAAGGGTGGTTATATGCCTGATTTCGTTTTGACACCTGAGATGTTAGCCGGTTTAACTGGCGCTGTGATTTCCCTGTTTTTCAATTACTTCCCGTGGCTCAAAGATAAATTCGCCGGACTTGCGTCTGACGTCAAGTCATTCGTGATGATTGGCATGATGGCGGTCGTAACCGCAGCCATTACCGCTCTGAGTTACTACGGGGTATTGAATGCGGGGATTGAGTTTACCCCAGGCTGGCCGTGGCACGTCGTTTGGGTGTTCGTGCTGGCGGTGGTTGGTAATGCGGCTGCGTTCATAGCGTCACCCCAAACCAAGAGCGTGAAATTAGCGAAGGCAATGCGCAACTACGACGAGTGCCAGGAAATGTATCTGGAAGCGCGCGGGGAAGAGTAATGCCAGCCATAGGGGGTGACTGATGGACTGGACTGCGCTGCTCGCACAGGCTCCCATTGTGGGAGCGTTCATTTGGTTCTCCATCGAAATGCAGAAGCGTTATACCGCGTCCCTGGAAAAGAGAGACGATCTATTCCAGAAATCCTTGCAGGAGCAGGCCACACAGTGGCGTAGTTTTTTTACACAGCTAAACGACGGCAACAAAGACGACGTCTGCAAGATCGCGGACACCTTAGAGGCTGTAGCTGGAATTGTCCGTACTTTGGACGCAAAACTTGACCGGCACGACAGCCGAGTAGATGAGCGAATTCAAGCCACGGTACAAATTGCAACCAAACCACTTCCACGCAAAAGGGGCGAGTAATATGACTATGACAGCCGACCAGTTGTTTATTGTTGCGATAGTTGTGGCGCTGGCCGGGACGTTAGGGACTATTGTGGCCCAGTTTATGACCCAGTTGTTTACCTGGAACACGTCACAGGAACAGCGCCGCCGTGATCTAGAGGACAGGCGCGAGGTGGTGAAGCAGGCAAAGGCGGCAACAGAAGCAGCGGCGCTTGCCTCTAAGGTTGCCACACAGGCCCTGACTATCGTACACGCCGAGGTGGTCAAAGTGGGAGAGAAGGCGGACGCTGCTTACAAAGAAGCAAACCAAAGCAACCTGAAAATACAGGGCGTTCAGGACGTGTTGACTACGGCGCTAAACCTGCCGCAGACGCCGATAACCGCAACGACTGGGGCAAACGAAGCCAAGACAGTACCGCGCCCGGTGGTGAAGAAGGCGGCGGAGTGAGCGAGCCAGACAACGAATTAGCAAAGACTGACATTCTCGCCCTCGACTATGGGGGCAAGATAAAGCTGCTTGAACGGATAGCGCAGCGCATACTCGACACGCAGATTGAATACTCGAAGATTGCGGGGCGTAATGCTGAATTGAAAGCAGAGATTGAGGTACTAAAACAAGTCAAGAGCGCACTACAAAGCGCGATACGTGCAGAGGGTAATTGATGGCGGATGTCAAAATATGGGAACAGCGAGCCGATGAACCAGACCGGGCTTATGCCTGCTTCCTGGTTTATTTGCAGTTGGGTCCGGGGCGTAGCCTTGAAAGGGCTTATGAGGCAGCGTCAAATCGCGTCAAATCGCGTCGCTCGTCAGGACAGTGGGTCTATTACTCAACCACCTATGATTGGGTTGCGCGTTCACAGTCCTTTGACATTGACGCGCTATCCCAACACGGCACAGAGGTTGTTATCAACTGGGTGCAATCCCTGGTCAAGCTATCCGAACTTGCCTTCGAGAAAATTACAAGCGGAACGGTCGAGATTCATAGTCTCGGGCAACTGCTAGAGGTTATCAATGTTCTCGGAAACTTCGTCACGCCAGAAACAATCCAGGCAGCACGCGAATTTACAAGCGGTGATTTCGGGCGCAAGGTTATCGAACCAGGGGGGGCCGAAGAAGATTTTTAGCGGGTGGCGAAATTGGCTAACCGAGTTATTCCCTACTTATGTAAGCAAACCATTCTCAACCAGGCACGTTGATTTATGGGAGTGGGTAGAACATTTACAACCGCATATCAAACCCCGTCCATTTGTGGCGCTGTGGCCTCGTGGTGGAGCCAAGTCAACTACAGCCGAACTGGCGTGTGTCTATGCTGGCAACAATAAGAGCCGTGGCTATGTTTGGTACGTATCATCTACACAAGATAAAGCCGACAGGCATGTTGAGAATATCGGCTCATTGTTAGAGAGCCGGGCACTAGAGCGCCACTACCCCGCGTTAGCATCTCGCAAAGTTGGCAAGTACGGAAACAGCAAGGGCTGGCGGCGGTCAAGGCTGCGCACGTCCAGCGGGCTAACCGTTGACGCGCTAGGGCTTGACGTTGGGGCGCGTGGTGCAAAGGTTGAGGAGAAACGGCCAGACCTGATTATCTTCGATGATGTGGACGAAAAGCACGACACGGCAAAGACGGTGCAAAAGAAAATCGACATTATCACCACGAGCATACTACCGGCTGGGTCGTCGGAATGCGCAGTACTGTTCATCCAGAACGTTATCCACGACGGGAGCATAGCTGACAAGTTGGGGCACGATGCAGAATTCTTGATTGACAGGATTATCAGCGGGCCGATCAAGGCGGTTGAAGGACTGGTCTATGCACAGATGTTCGATGCCGATCTAAACCGCAATCGCTATGTTATCACCGGCGGCGCAGCGACATGGGAAGGGCAGGGGCTAGAAACCTGCCAGGCACAAATCAACGAATGGGGGCTGACTGCGTTCTTACAAGAGGCGCAGCACGACACCACCCAAACGGGCGGGATATGGGATCACATCACATTTAGGCATTGCAAGCGGGACGAAATCCCCTCGTTTGTGCGTGGGTGCGTGTGGTGTGACCCAGCCGTAACCGACACGGATGATAGTTGCGCGAACGGCATCATTGCGGATGGGATAGCGCGGGACGGGACAATATACCGCGTGTTTGCATGGGAGGCGGTTGACAGTGCGACCAACGTTATCCGCAAGGCAATCAACACGGCGATAGATTGGGGGTTTGGTACAGTCGGAGTTGAAACGAACCAGGGCGGGGATTTGTGGCGCAGCACTTACGACACGATCCTTGCAAAGATGCAACTGGAAACGCAAGATGCGCTAAAGGGTAAGTACGGCAAGGAGTTGGAAGAACATTATAGCAAAATCATCTGGCCGTCATTCAGAGAAGCGAAGGCCGGGGCCGGTACGGGCGGCAAAGTGGAGCGAAATCAATTGATGCTGGCGGATTACGAGAAAGGCGCAATTGTACACGTAGAGGGTACGCACGAGATTATCGAGCGTGCCCTAAAGCGTTTTCCTAACGAGCCGCTGGACTTAGCTGATGCGGCTTTTTGGGGGTGGGACGATTTACGTAATCCTAGTTGGCTTATGGCGGGGAGTTAATAATGGCACATAGAAACGTTTTATTGGACGGCGGGGCAAGCAGGAAGGCAGTCAACCTTTGGGGCGATGAGGGCTGGGTAACGATTGGTGGCGGAGATGACGAACGGCGAAAGGGCGTCGATGCGTATTATGCCGCTGTGCCCTGGTTGTTTCGTGGGGTGAAGTCACGCAGCACTGATGTAAGCCACGTCCCATTTGCCCTCGTGTTGGGCGACGAAGCTGTTGCAACGTCAGACAAGTGGCAGCCCGACGCATTGCCCACAGCAGTAAAGCGTGATATCGAATTCCTTCACAACCCGCGTAAATTGTTCGCACAGCTAGAGCAGTCGTTGACTATGTGCGCTAGGGCGTACATCCTGCTGACCACAAACCCGTCAGGCTACATCAAGTCGGCGCGGTATCTCAACCCGTACACCGTTACACCTATCAACAAGAAGGATGAGAATGGCAACGAAACGGGTGAGATAGAGAAGTATGAGCGCAGAGTCGGTAATCGAAAGCTCGACTTGAAGCCGGAAAACGTAGTAGCAATTTACGACCCAGATTACCTGACCGAGACGGGCGCGGGTACGTCTCCCGCAAAGGTGGCGCTGGCTGCAAGCGGCGTGTTATTCAACGCCGATGTGTTTATTGCTAATTACTTCGAGCGCGGGGCGATCAAGGCTACAATCCTCAGCGCAGATACACCAGACCAGGGAGAGGCTAAGGCGCTTCAAGCGTGGTTCTCTGATGTTATTGGTGGTATCAAAAACGCGTGGTCGGCCAAGGTGATGCGGGCCAAGATCGTTACCCCTATCGTGATCGGAGAGGGGTTAGAGGGTTTGCAAAACACGGACCTGACCAAAGAGAAGCGCCAGGATATTGCCACCGCGCTAGGCATTCCCGAATCGCGCATGTGGTCTGCTGCGGCAAACTACGCCACCCGCTCCGAGGATGAGGTCGCCTATTATCGAGGTACGATCATCCCCGAGTGTGACCTGATTACCGAGGCGTTCAACGAGCAGGTGTTCAATGAGTTTCACCACCTGGAGCAGTACCGGCTTGAATTCAAGCCGGAGGGGTTAGACATATTCCAAGAAGACGAAACCGCGCGTGCTGGCAGCCTGGGGCAACTGGTATCAGCCCTGCAAGACCCGATTAGCGAAATTGCTATGGTTATCCTGGGCTACGAAATTGACGACGAAACTATGGCAAAGCTGCGGGTGTATTGGGCCGACAAAACAAAGCGGGCCGAGGCGGTTGTAGCGAATATGGCACAGGGTGGCGATTCCAACAATCAGCCCAACCCACAGACCGCAGACCAGGAGGAAGGCGGAGAGAATGCGCAAGGCGAGAAGCCCAACGGACAGGCTACCCGCTCCGCTCTATTCCAGTGGCGCAAGTGCGCACTGACGGCGATCAAGAAGGGCGAGGCTGCGGCGGTTGAATTTGACAACCCGGCGATACCTGATAGAGTAGCACAGTATTTACGCTACGAGTTGGCGGGAGCAAAGACACGGGAGGATGTTGACCACCTATTTGATACGGCGCGAAAGATGGCGAAGGATACGGAGAACGTTGACCCGCTTGTGCTAGAATTGCGGCGGGCGAATGAATTGTTAAGTTTGAGTGCAACCCTGGGAGGGTAGGATGCCTGACTTCGACCCTGAAGAAATCCACCGTGTAGCCAAGGCCGTCCGTGAGCGGGCGTTCCTCGACTACATCAAGCGCCAGCGCGAGATCAAGACGCAGGGCGCGTTTGAGTATCACGTCTGGAACTATATGCGCGAGTACTTCACCTCCACCGCAAACGACGCGGCATTTACGTTCCTCGACCAGATGATAGCCGAGGTTGACAACCAATACCACCGTGCCTGGAACGAGGGGGCGCATTCAGTTGACGTGCTACCAGCAGACATGACCGACATGGATATGATGGTACTGCAAGTTGAGATTGGCGGGGAGCAAAACCTATTAGGCGGGATCGCCGGTGATATTGAACGGGCGAAGGCTGACGGGTTGACTGACGCGGAATTCCATAGCGCATTCCGCAACCGCGCATTCATGTGGTCGAACAGGTACAACGCCGTAGCCGACAAGGCCGCAACCTATTTCGGGCAGCGGGCTAAGTTCGAATGGGTGCTAGGCGGCACGGAGAACCACTGCCACACGGGTGACGAAGGCAAGCCGGGGATTGGCTGCGCAAACCTGGCGGGTATCGTGATGTGGGGGCACGAGTGGGACGTAGCCGACATCAAGCCGCAGCAGACAACCCTTGTGTGTGGCGGGTATAACTGCGAATGCAGGCTAGAGCCAACGGATAAACCACGCACGCGCGGCGGGTTAGGGCGCGTGCTGGATATGAGAGTAGCGGCGAGCCTATGACCGCCCCCCTCACCGAAACCCTGACCGCCTGCCCAATCTGCCACAGCACAGATATATACCCGCGCGTGTTCGGGCGGGCGCAAGGCTCGATGTGCTACGACTGCGGACAGGCATTCCTAAACCCCCGCATGAGCGACAAGGACACCGACGAATACTACCGGGGCGCGTACAGGGATGAGGTAAGTTTGCCGGGGTCTAACGCGATTGACCAGGTAGACCATGAGCGCCAGAAGCGGCGAGCAGACAAGCAAATTGAATTGTGCGGCAAGTTTATCGACGAGTGCAAGACCTGCCTCGAAATCGGTTGTAGCGTTGGCGTGATGCTAGACAGGCTAGACAGTGAGTATGGCATTAAGAGCGTTGGCATTGAACCAGAGGAGCGGCATAGGGCGGTCAACAAACACACCACATACGCGGATATAAGCGAGTGCCCGCGTCAGGCGTTTGACTTGATCCTTATGTCACACAGCCTGGAGCATTTGAACCACCCGCGCGGATATTTGCAGTATCTTGTGGAACGGTTCGCGGATCCGGGCACGCGTTTCTTGATTGAGGTTCCCAACTTGGGAACCTACGCGACTTGTCTAAACCCGCATCACCCGTTTGCGTTTTCAGCGGGGACGCTGGAAGGGTTATTTGAGATGATCGGCTACAAACCGCTGATGATTGCCACGCATGGGTTAGGCGGGCCAAACATGGTCTATTTGTTGGGCGTATTTGGGAGGGTGTGATGAGAAAATTTTTTGCTTGGGTGTTCCTGATGATTGGTGTTTTTTTCCTGCTGATTGCTGGATTGTTTGATGGTGAGTTTTCTGGCAAAATATTTGCGAACGCTTGGAACAGCGTTGAGAAAAGGGGGGTCAATGAATAATTTATTAACTCCCCTATATCACAGATACGGCGATTTTCCTTGTGGTAAAGTTGCTATGTACACAGTGGGGCGTCTGATAAAACACATCGACACCCTAGATGCTTGGAAATTTGTTAGACTGGATGGCACGCATCCTATTGATGGGGTGGATGAAATTTTATGCGGTCATTGCTTACGTCCTGTTTACCCCGGCATAGATGTGGTATACGAGGACGAATGATAGACACCTTATTTAATTATGTAATAGTGATCTGGATAATTAGATTGTCTATCGTTGCTTTGCTGTGGTTTGGCTGGGGGATTTATTCATTAATTCATCAGTTACGCATTAGGAAATGATGATAACCACCGACACCGCCCTACTCACGCAAGACATAACCCGCGTTACCAACAAGCTTGGTAAGCTGGGCGGCGTGTTGGGTGATCTAATTCCACAGTACACCGCGCCTGCCGTGGTTGCGTTGATGAAGATATACGAGCCAGCAAAAAGCGTGACCAGGCGGGCGGCGTATGGGCGTACTTTCCAATCGCGCAAGCAGCAGCGGTACTTCTTCTATGCCCTACGCGCGGGGATAATCAGCGTGCCGCACCGCCGTACGTTTGGAATGCGTAACGCCTGGCGCATCGAGGGGAAAGGCAAAAATACTGTGGTGGTGAACGACACACAGGCGGCACGCTACACGATGGGCACGGACACGCAATCGCGGCATGAAAAGCTGGTAGGGTGGCATACGGTAGGGTGGAGGTTGAAGCACCCAGGGCGTGAGGTTATGCAAGCAGCAGCGAATGGCGTAAAGGCGGCGATTAAGAAAATAGGGCTTGCATAGTACAAAGGTTCGTGGTAATATTGTTCTATAACTGAATAACTAGCCGGTACAGCTCTAGGGCTGTGGCAACTGTTACCCAAATTTTGGGTAGTGTTTGCCACAGCCCTTTTTTGTTTCACTTTACGAGGTGATGTATGTCTGAGCCTAACAAAGCAAAAGAATTGACCCTGGACGACCAGGTTTACAAAATCCGTGATGCTATATCCAGCAAGCTAAATCCAGGTATGGATACGAATACCGGGATGGTGGGTGGCGATGAACATTACTGGATTAGCGAACTTTACGACAGTCACGCGATCGTCTGCAAGGGTGAAGTTTATTACGACGTGTCATATTCGTTCACCGTTGATGGGTTGGAATTGGGCGACATGGTTGAGGTAGAACGTGATTGGCGTCCAGTCGGAGCAAAACTTCTGGGCGCATTCAAGCGCGGGGCACGCAATAGCCGCAAGGATCAACAGCGCATTCAAGGTATCCACGATTACGCCACAGAGAACGGGGCAGTATGCGCTGAAAAGAAGGACTTTGACCTTCCGGACGGCGACGATGCCGTAATCCAATACGGGGAAATGGTCAAGGCAACGCGCACGGACGCTGGGGTGAAAGTAGGGGGATACCTCATTCGCTTTACCAACGAAAACGACCTCGACCTGACGGGCGACTTCTTCGCCGCCGATACCGATTACGACACCGAATTGCCCGCTAGCAAAACAACTTACTTTCATCATGGCATGGATGCGAAGGTTGGTAAGCGCAAGCTGGGACACGCCGATTTACACCAGGACGAATTCGGCATCTGGGCTGACACGATCTTACAAGAGCGCGACGAATACGAGAGGTTTATCGCGGAGTTGGCCTTGGCCGGAAAGTTGGGCTGGTCGTCTGGTACAGCCGGTCACTTGATGGACAGGCGCAGGGTGGGAAATGCCAATAAGATCACGCGCTGGCCTATCGTTGAAGCCAGCCTGACCCACACACCGGCAGAACCGCGTAACAGCGTAATGCCCATGAAATCATTAATAACCGTTACTGGTACGGGCGAGCAGCCTGTGGTGGCGGATACAAAGCACGAGCCTATTGTTGAGCCAAAACTTAGTGAGGACAAAATGGACGAAGAGATGAAGGCTTTATTGGCGCAGGTTGCTACCGATGCCGCGACTAAAGCGGTCGAGGAATACAAACGCGCTGAACCCGCCAGTGACAAAGCTGGCGTCAATATTGAGGTTGGCCTTGATGAGGCTGACCAGCCGTGGGAACATGCGGGGCAGTTTTTCAAAGCTGTCAAAACCGCTACGTTCCGCCCTGCTGCGGAAGACCCCCGCCTGCGCTCCGTGAAGGTTACGGGCATGAGCGAGGGCGTTCCGGCTGATGGCGAGTACCTTTTGCCGAAGCCAGTTGCCGAAGGCATCCTGGAAAATATGTTCGCGGTTGGCAAGATTTTGAGCCGCCTCCCGATTGACCCAGTTGCCGGAAATTCGATGACATACAACGGCGTCGATGAGACTTCCCGCATCGCCGGTTCACGGCGCGGTGGGGTACGTGGTTACTGGCTGGCTGAGGGATCGACCATCACTTCCAGTAAACCGAAATTCCGCCAGTTCGAACTCAAGCTGAAAAAGGTCGGCGCATTATGCTACGCCACCGACGAGCAGCTTGAGGATACGGTGAACCTGGAAAGTTGGCTTGGGCGCGTTGTGCCGGAAGAGTTGATCTTCATGGCCGAAGACGCGATCTTTGAGGGTGATGGCGTTGGCAAGCCGCTTGGCATTATGGCCGCCCCCGCCCGCGTTGACGTTCTCCGCGTTGACGCCAGCACAATCACCTTCGCCGACCTGTCGAAAATGTGGGCACGGCGCATGGCGTGGTTGAATGATTACGTCTGGTTTGTCAACCAGGACACCAACCCGCAACTCGATTCCCTCATTCTGGCAAGCTCCACCGAAATCCCGACCCGCTTCGTGCAGTACGGACCGGAAGGCGTTCTGACTATCAAGGGACGCCCCGTGGTTGAGGTTGAGTACGCTTCAACGTTGGGCACGGTTGGCGATATTGTTCTGGCTTCGATGAGCCAGTACCAGGCGATCAGCAAGGGCGGCGTGAAATCGGCCTCTAGCATTCACGTCCAGTTTGCCACCGATGAGATGGCGTTC